CCCGCCGTCGCGGCGCGGGACACGGGCGGAGCATCCTGCGAGAGGGACGCTTCAGAAGGACGAACGATGATCATGGCGACAGACAGTGAGCGAGACGCGGCGCTGCGGGTGCTGCGCGCGGATTACTACGACGATGTGCGGACGTGCGCAGACGACATCGACCGCGAGGCGCGCGAACGGCGGGCAGAGGGCGAGACGGACTTGCGCGAATGGCTGCTCGAGCGTGTGCATGAGACCTGCGACGGGCACAGCCGGGTGATCTACACGGGCCTCGCGATTGAGACGCTGCTGTTCTCGGATAACGAGTCGGCCTATGTGGACGATTTCGGCAGCGAGGGCGTGTGCAGCGATGGGGCGGTCAACTGGAGTTTGCTGGCATTCGCCGCGTTCGAGCGCGATGTCATGGAACAGCTCGACGCGCTCTTGCCTGACGTGAACGCTGAGGACCTCGGGCTAGGCGACGAGGCGAAGGACGATGCGGAGGACGCGACGCCATGAGGCGCGCCGAGTCGGTGCGATTGTTTCGGCACGCGTGGGCGATCACGGCGGGGATTCTCTGGGGGGCAGTAGCGACGTTCTTACTGTTCACGGCCGTATTCGTTGCGGGAGGTCTAGTGATCTACGTGGGGCTATTCTTTTGCTTTCCCGAACGGGTGGCACGGGATGTCTTCACCACGGCGTGGATTAGTGGAGGCAGTGCGCTGCTGGTGTTCATTGTGAGTTGCGCGATGCTCCTAGACGCGCGCGGAGAGAAGGATGAGCACACGAGTTGAGCACGGGGTCTGTCCCGTGCACGGCACCCTCCTTCAATGCCCCGCCTGTGTGGGCGCGGCGGGGGGGGCGAAGGGGGGAGCGTCTACTTCTGCAGCCAAGCAGGCAGCGGCGCGGGCGAATGGGCGGCGGGGGGGCCGCCCGCGTCGCACCTCACTGCCGGCGGCGTCGAGCTCATCCGCGACCGAGTCCTGAGCGACATCGCGGAGCGCGGCGCACGTCTCGGCGGCGGGGGCGTGCATGGGCGGGGCGGACCACATTGCGCGCGCGCGGGCGGGCCGGCGGCAGTAGCGCCAGAGGCCGCGGAGGACCGCCGTGCGGGCGTAGCGGTGGAACGTGCCGGCACCGGGTTTGAAGTAGACCGCCGCCCGTAAGAGCGCCGTCACGGCTTCGTCCCAGCAGTCGTCCACGCTCACGTTGGCGCGGCGGGCGGTCGTCACCACGTAGCGGCGGGCCCAGGGGACCAGTGCGCGCGCTGGGGGGGGCAGGAAGGGCGGCACGGGGAAGGCCGCGACCCTGCGGGGGTGATGGGAGCCTCCGCACCGTGCCGTCCCGCCCATGCCCAAGGAAGCCTCTGCGATCGCGGTTCGCGTAGCATGCGGCGTGCCTGCGTTGCAAGCAATGCAGCGGGATGCGGATTTACGTGCGCGCGGTGAGCCGGGTGCCTTTGTTACTTCCGAACAGGTGGCGGCGGATGACCTCGGCGATGCTCGTGCGATCCTGGCGGAGCCGTTCGGCCTCCAGCTGATGGAACTGCGCTGGGGTGAGCCAGAGCTTGACGGGCTGCGTGAAGTCCTGGTCGCGTGGTGGCATGGCGGCTCCGTTCTGTCGGTTCGGTGCCCGTGCCATCGGTGAGCTGGTGATCGCGCCGGTAGGCATGGAGGCCACGGCGGAGCAAGAGGCGCGCGAGCGAGGCGAGTGAGAGTCCCGTCTCCTCCTTCAGCAGGAGGAGCGCCAGTTCTTCGTCGTCCATGAGTTGCACACTCAGGCGGCATCGGTCGCCCGGCTTCATGCACGCGGATGCATATCGCCGGATGCAAAACGATGTCAACGCAGCGTCGGGGCATAGAGAGAGGGCATGGCAAAGCATCCGAGTGCGAAGCGGCCCGAGGACGAGCCCCAGGAGGGCGACGACGAGCCGAAGGACCCCGAAGGGGAGCCGAAGCCCGAGGCGCCGACGGCCACGGTCTGGAACATCCCCTAACGAGCGAGAGGAGGGCGGAACGATGCCGTTTACGGATGGCTACGAGGTGATTGCGCCGGCGGACCAGGTGCCGGGGGCCGCGCCGGGGACCGAGAAGACGAACGAATCGCGGCCGAGTCCCGGGCCGGCGTGGACGCGGGAGATGGCGAAGGGAGCGACGCCGGGCAATCCGGGTGGCTCGGACAACAAGTAAGCGGCCGTGAGTGGTCGCATTACCAAGCGGGGTGCGGCGGCGGGCTTAGTGCCGCAGCACGTCGCGACCGACTTGTGCGCGCAGACGGGGCTCGCGCAGCTCTCGGGGCAGCGGGTGGTCGAGCTGGCGCGCAAGACGATGGACACGGCGGAGACGCTGGTCGGCACGTGGGCGGACTTGGAACCCATCGTCAAGGTGCTGATCGGGCGGGTGAAGGAATACGCGCAGCGGCCCGAGGTGGAGGCGGTGACGGCGACGAAGCTGCTCCGCGAGTGCGCCACGGTGAGTTCGCAACTCTCGAGTGCGGCGACGGGGGTGCTGCGGGCGAGTGAGGGGCAGGTGCGGGTGGCAGTCCTCTTGGAGGGCCCGACGCCGCAGCGGGTGGCGCCGGAGCAGCTGACGGAGAAGCAGCTGGTCGCGATTGTGCTCGAGACGGTCAAGAAGATGAAGGCGGAAAGTGGCAGCTGTCCCGTGTGCAGTGTCGTCGTGGTGGCGGAGGCGACGAATGGGACCGCGCCGCCGGCGGAGGACTAAGGCATGCCGTTACTGCAGCTGATCGTCGTGCTGATCGTCATCGGGCTCATCTTGTACTTAGTAGAAAGTTTATTGCCGCTCGACCCGACGATCAAGCAGGTGATTCGCGTCGTCATCGTCCTCGCCGTGATTCTCTGGCTGCTCTCCTTGGTGGGCCTGCTGCCGGCTCGCATCGGGGCGGTCGCCGTGCCGTGGCGGGCGATGGGCTGAGCGGTGCAAGACGCGCTGGCCTATGCGGCGGACGTGGCGGACGAGTGGGGGCGCCGCGTGGCCACCGATGCGTTGCGGGTCTTCCGCAGCTATCCGAAGGCCTATCCGAAGCAGCAGGACTACGTCGAGGACGACGCCACCCGCGAGGTGTTGCTCTTAGGAGCCAATCGATCGGGCAAGACGATTGCCACGGCGGGGCGGGCGGCGAAGCGGGTGCGGGCGGGGACGGCGCGGACGATCTGGATCGTCTCGCCGTCGAACGCGATGAGCCGGCAGAACATCGTGCCGCAGCTCTACGAGGGGGCGCCGGGGATCACGCCGTTCATTCCCGAGACGGAGATCGCGCAGATTCGGACGACGCCGGATCACGAGGTCATCGGCAAAGAGAACTGGCGGATCGTGCTCAAGAGCTGTGAGCAGGGGCGGGACAAGTTTGCGGGGGCGGCGGTGGACGAGATTCTCTTTGACGAGCCGCCGTCGTGGGCGGTGTACAACGAGTGTCAGATTCGGTTCGCCGCGGGCGGGCGGTGTCTGATCCGCATGGGCGCCACGCTGCTGCCGGCGCCGGGAGAAGCCGGCGGGGTGTGTCAGTGGCTGTGGGCGGAAAAGATCGAGCCGTGGCTCCACAAGCGAGCGCCAAGCGATTTGAAGATCATCAACGTCGCGATGGCGGACAATCCCTATATCACCGAGGAGCAGCTCGGCGTGGCGCGGCGCCTCTATGCCGCGGGCTCGCTCGATTACCGCATTCGCATTCTGGGCGAGCTGCTTCCTGGTCTGATCGGGGCACGATGCTACAGCGCGTTCGAGCGCCGGCTGCACATCAACAAGACGCTCGGGCCGCAGTCGATTGATCCGCTGCGGCCGCTCTATCTCGGCGTCGATGTGAACGTCGATCCGCTGTTCTGCGTCATCTTGCAGCTGCACGGGAAAATCTGGCGGGCCTTGGACGAGATCGTGCTGAAGCCCGGCACGCTCGGCGAGCTCGGGGAGATCGTGCGTGAGCGGTATGCGAGCCATCGGCACGAGATCGTGCTGTGTGGGGATGCGATGGCGGAGCATCGCCACGCGCAGACGGGGAAGACCGATTACGAGGTCTTGCTCGCCGCAGCAGCCGGAGGCCCGCGGATTCGGCTCGCCGTCCCGCCGCAGAATCCGCCCGATCGCGACCGGGTGAACTTGGTGAATTTCTTGCTGGGGGCCGGTGGGGCACCGGTGCGGATGGAAGTGGCGCCGACGTGCCCGGAGCTGATCGCGGACTTGGAGCAGGTGCTCTGGACGGCGGACGGCTCGCACATCAAGAAGTCGCACAAGCGCGACGACCCCTACTACCAGCGCACACACCCGAGTGATGCCCTCGGCTACGTCGTCTATCTGCGCGAGGCAGCGGCGTTGACGCAGGCGACGCGGATCGCCACGCCACGCCGGGCGTCGATTCCGCCGGCGTACTACGGGTTCACGCAGCGGCCGTTCGGGCTCGTCGGATGAACGGCACGCCACAGCCGCCGCCTGGTCTCGGGCCTCCGGGGCTGCCGCCCGCTCCGGGGATGGGTGCCCCGCCTGCCATGCCGCCGCCCGGCGCGGGGCCACTACCGCCGGGCGGGCCTCCTGGCCCGATGCCCGGCATGGGTCCTCCGCCGCCGGGGCCGCCGCCCCCGCCGCCGCAGCAGAACGAGGGCGCGCGGGAGGACCCGGAAGCGAATGCGCCACTGCCGGACATCGACGACGCGACGCTGCTGCAGATCATGCAGTCGGCGTACGAGAAATCGCGGTCGGCGCGTGAGACGCGCAAGATGCTCAATCGGCGCAACTGGGATGCGTTTCACGGCAAGTTCGAGTTCTTGGCCAGGAAACGCCCCGGGCAATCGACGATAGTCATCCCGTCGCTCGAGACCTCGATGGAGCAGGTGTGTGCGCAGTTGACGCAGCAGCTCGTCGGCTTCGCGCACTGGTTCTCGGCGTCCTACGAGGGCCTCGAGCCGCCGTTACCCGGTCTCGATGCCGATCAGGCGACCCGCATCTTGTCCAATGAACTCGACCGGCTTGCCGTCGAGGGCGGCAAGATGCCGACGACGTACGGGATGGGCCGGCTCGTCTATGACTCGCTGAAGATCGGACTGCTGGAATCGGTCGTCACGTGGAAAGTGACGATGGCCCCGGAGGACGCGCCCGTCTACCGGATGAATCCCGACGGCACCATGAAGACGATGGTGCGGCAGTCGATGCGCCTCAAGATCGACATCATTCCGTTTGAGGACCACTACCCCGATCCGTCGCCTGCGCAGCACTACGACATCCACGAGGTCGAGGTCGCGATCGCCGATCTCCCGGACTTTGGCTTCACCGACGACGAGATCGAGAAGATGCGGGTCGCGTCGCCGGGGGGCGAGAAGCTCGAGCAGCGGCGGCGGCGGGAGGGTATTGCGCCGGCGATGCAGTCGCCGGGGTTCCGCGTGCTGCTACGCGAATACTGGGGCGATCTCATTCATCCGCAGACAGGAAAAATGCTGGCGAAGGCGGTGTTCTACCTGACGGCGGGTGGCACCTCGGTGGTGCGGAAGCCGGTCCGGATTCGCGATCTGCTCTGGGCGGGGAAGCGGCCGATCATCTCGGTGCCGTTGCTGCCGACGCCGCTCGCGGAGATCAACCATGCGTTCATCGACATCGCCCGGCCGCTCGTCGAGGCGGAGTCGGAGCTGACGAACCTGATCATCGACGCCGGGTTCAACGCCGCGCTGGGCGTGAAGGAAGTCCGGGCCTACATGCTCGAGGACCCGAGTGTGGTCTCGAAGGGCGTCACGCCGGGGATGGACCTGGAGATCGCCGAGGGCCGCGGGGACGGCGACGTCATCAGGCGGGTCGATACGGGCACGCTGAACCAGGACATGTTGCAGGTGGTGGACCGCATCAGCCGGATGCGGCAGGAGGCGTTCCGCATCAACGATCTGCAGCTGGGGCGGCTGCCGCAGCGGAAGCAGAGCGCGACTGAGATCATGCAGGTCGAGGACGCCGGGAACGATCTCTTCTCGAACATCGCGCTCCGGTTCGAGGACACGGGGATCGAGCCGCTGCTCGAGCTCTGCTGGCTGACACTCTGGCAGTTCGCCGATTCGTCGATGATTACCCGGATGGGGGCGGTGGTCGGACCCGAGAACGCGCAGACGTTGGCGATGCTGTCCCCTGAGGAGCGGTACGTCTGCTTTGCGAGCGCCGCCTCGTTCAAGGTGCAGGGGTACAAGTACCAGCTCCAGCGTGTCAAGGACATGCAAAAATTGATGATGCTCCGACAACAGGCTGCATCGAATCCCGCCTTGCTGGATGTCATCACGCAGCGGTTCTCGCCGCAGAAGGAGTACGCCATCATCCTGCAATCGCTCGGGATTGATCCGGCGGATGTGGAGCGGGACCCCGACGAGCCGCAGCTGAACCCGGCGTTGATGGCACCGGGTGGAGCGGGAGGACCGCAGGGCCCGCAGGCGAACCCGGCGATGAATCCCGCGGCCGCGTCCGCGGGGCCTCCGCCCAATCCGGGGGGCCAGCGCGGGGGCCAGATGCCATGAGGGCATAGAGGGGTAACAGATGGCGAAGAAAGTCCCGCCAGCGGTCCAGCAGCTGCGCCAGCAGCAGGCAGCCGGGATGCGCCAAGTGCTGGGCGGGGCGCCGCCTGCGGCGCAGCCGAGGCCTGCTGCCCCGAAGCCGCCGCCGGCGCGGAAGCCGACGGTTGCGCAGAACGTGGCCACCTCGCGGGCCTATCTTGGCGGCGCGGCGGCACCACCCCCGGCAGCGAAGCCGAAGCCGGCCCCGAAGCCCAAGCCAGCGGCACCGGCGCGGCCGCAGCCGACACTGCGGCAGGCGACGGGGGGCGTGCCAGGCAAGGTGCCGCAGGCGCGGCAAGCCCCGCCGGGCCTGGCCAACCGGGCGGCGGTGAATGTGCGGCAGCGGCAGCGGCAGCCACGGCCGGCACCGGCAGCACCGACGCCCCAGCCCCCAGCAGCGGCCGCAGCGGCGGCACCTCCTGCGGCGGCGACGCCACAGCCGCCAACCGCAGCGCCGCAACCGCCCGCGCAGCCAGGAGCCGACACCGGGCAGGACATGGGGGGCGATACGGGACAGGCGGCACTCGGCGGCAGCATGTACGGCGGCGGGCAGATGCCCAGCATGGGCGGCGCCTACAACATGAATCGGTACGGGGGCGGCATGTTCGGTGGTGGGGGCTACGGGGGCGGCATGTTCGGCGGTGGCTACGATGGCATGGGAGGCTACGGTGGCGCGCCGTCGTGGGGTGGCATGGGTGGCCCCATGTCAGGCGCCAACTACTCGCCTGGCGGCTACCGATCGCTCTACGCCGGCGGGCAGGGCGGACTCGGCGGCATGATGGGCGGTGGCTACGGCAGCGGCATGCAGAACGTGCTGCAGGCGCGGTACGCCGGCGGGCGGATGTTCGGCGGCCCGGGTGGGCTTGGTGGTGGTGGCGGGCAGGGGTTCGGGAGTCTCCGCGACACGCTGAGCAGCATGGGCGGTGGGGGCGGCGGCATGGGCGACCTCTACACGACGAGCATGCCGGGCGACAGCCGCGGAGGTGGAGGTGGAGGGGGATTCAACTACCAGACCCCCGGGAGCGGGCAGGCACTCCAGCAGCAAGGCAACCAGTGGAGCGTCCTCGGCGCAGCACAGGCAGCCGGCCAGCAGCAGCAGCCCCAGCAGAACCAGATGGGCGGCGGCAGTCTCTGATGCTCGTCGGGACACTCAGTGGCGGGAATGGTGGCGGCAGCACGGCGCAGCTCTGTCTGGCCGATCCCAAGCCCGAACGGCTCCGCCGCGCCCTCGAGCCGGGCAAGCAGGTGCGCGTGCTGCTCGATGGCTCCGTGGACGAGATCACGCTGCGGGACGGGCACGCCGATCTCGCGCTCAACGTCTCCAACTTGGCGGTGCGCCCCGAAGGGAAGCGCACGCTCTCCAATCTGATCCACGAGAAGCAACGGAAGGCGGTACGGTGATGGCGGCCGATTACACGCGGGGCTACGAGAGCACCCGCCCAGAGGACGCAAACAGTCCTGGCCGAGAACGAGACCAGCGCTGGACCCCGCCGGGCACGATGGCCGAGGCGGTGAAGGAACGCTGGCGGAATGTGCCGAAGCCGTATCCGCTCGGGAAGGCGAAGGACGGCGGAGGTGGGGGTGGCGAGTGAGCGCATCCGCGGCGCCGCGCTCCCGAAGGCGCGCCAGTGGCTCGTCTGGCTCGCCTATCACCTCCACGAGCTGCCGGCGGATCACGGCTGGCCGGCGCTCACGCGCGACACCGTCGTGGGACTGCACCACGCGATCGTCACCAGTGCCCGCCGCCTCCGCCGCAATCCGATCTGGGACCTGCAAGGCACGATGATCGACGATACGATCCGGCTGGAGGACGAGGCGCTCCGCTGGGTGCGGAACGCCGGGGCGCTGTTGCTCCGTCCCGACATCCCGCCCAGCTTCCGGCCGTTACTCTTGGTGCTCGAGGGCGCGTGCAAGCAGCAGGCGCGACTCGCACGGGAGATCGATCACCTGCACGACGGCGGTGCGCTGCAGGTCGATGTGAGTATCGATCATGCCGCCCAGCGGCTCATCGAGGTCGGGTGATGCCAGTCGATTACGAGCCCGAGTTGGTCCGCTTGATTGGCGAGGGACGCGCCGCGCGCTCGTTGCTGCTCGCGATGGACACGTTCTGTGCCGTCCTCGTCGAGGAGACGCTGAAGGCGCTCGACCGGAGTGTGACGAACGGCGAGCTCACCGCCGAACGCGCTATCGCGTACTGCCACGAGCTGGCCGCGTACCGGCGCATCGTGCTGCGGCTCCGCGGGCGCGTCGTCGCCGGCGAGCGCGCCGCCGAACGACAAGCCGCACAACATTCGCAGGAGGGTGACGCCGCATGATGCCCGGAGCCCCGTTAGTGCCAGACGAAGTGCAGCCGCCGAATCACCGCGAGCAAGTGCAACTCGGCAACCGCATCGTCGAGCTTGAACCAGAGCAAGCTGCTGCCGTCCGCCAGTCGTTCCAGGACCTGGCAGGCGCCTACGGAGCGGCCGTCGATCAGCAGCGCCGCCAGATTCTCGAGTCGCTGGGGAGACCGGGGTGGCAGGCGCCGATGCCGATGGCGCCGGCGACGCCGGAGCTGCCGGCATCGATCGACATCCCTGACACCGATCTCCTGTTCTCGAACAAGGACATCTGGACGCAGGGCCTCGGCAACGCGCTCGAGATGCGGCTCGCGCAGCAGAACGCGCAGCAGACCGCCATCGTGCAGGGCGCGCTGCAGGCGGTGCAGAGCGAGCTGAACCAGCGCGATCGGCGGCAGCAAGCCCAGACCGTGCATGACGCAGTGATGGAGGAGATGCTCGAGCGGCGCGGGCTCGACGAGAACCGGCGCCTCGTGCAGACGATCTACAACGAGCAGTACCAGACTCTCGGCAATCTCCCGCTGAACGTCGCCATCGATCAGATCGGGCAGCTCGCGCAGGAGGAGATTGCGCGTATTCGCGGTGAGGAGCCCCCGACGCCGGCAGAGCCCGTCGGGCAGCAGCCGGCTCCGCCGCGGTTCCTGTCGTCGGCGCGCCGGGCGGGCACCACGAGTGCCCCGCCGGCGGCGCCCGCCAAGACCTTGTCGGACCTGATCCGCCGCCACCACGCCATCGCGCTGACGGGGAAAGCTGCGTGACGATGGGCGAGGTCTTTACCCTCCAGCCGTCGCCAGTCATTCCGGATGGGCACAAGGAGTGTCCATCATGTCGCGCCGTCAAGCCCGTCGCAGACTTTGGCAAGAATCGTGCGCTATCAGATGGTCTGCAGTTTTACTGTCGCGAATGTACCCGACAGCAGATTGCGCAATGGCGAAAGGACAATCCCGATAAGGAACGCGCCAATCAGGCCCGATATTATTATCAGCACAAGGATGAATATAGGCAGCGACGGCGACGCTGGCGGGCAGCGCGCATCGCGCGTCTTGTGGCGATGCTCAAAGCCGCGCCCTGCATGGATTGTCATCAAGTGTACCCGTCGTGCGTCATGGATTTTGATCATCGGCCCGGTGAGGAGAAACTGTTTCTGCTGAAGGTCTCCAAGATGGTCACCTATAAGCTGGAGACGGTCCTACTAGAGATCGCGAAGTGTGACCTCGTGTGTGCGAACTGTCACCGCATGCGCACGCAGCGGAGGATCAAAGGGGAATAGGAGACGGCGGCTATGCAAACCTGGTCACAGGATACGCCCAGCGGACCCTTTAGGAACAACTTTCTATCTGAAGAGTTGTACGAGGCGGCTTTCGAGAAAGCCGAAGTGATACAGTGGGTAGAACCTGTTGACGGCTTTGGGAAGAAGAAGGGGGACACCGTCAATCTGTTCACGATGACGGGCCCGCCTGAGTCCCCGACGAAGGGCATCCTGCAGGAGAACGTGCGGATTCCCGAGACCAGCGTCGGCATCACCGGGGCCTCCTTCCAAATCCAAGAGTTTGGCGAGGCGGTGACGTGGACAAATGTCTATGATGATTGGGCAAAGTACGACTTGCCCGCCTTCATCAAAAAGCGGCTCCGCGAGATGATGAAGCTGACGCTCGACGTCTCGGCCGGCGATGCCTTCAAGCGCGCGTCGATCTGTATGACCCCGACCTCGGCAACCGGCGTCACCATCGACACGAACGGCGTGCCGTCGGTGGCGGCCTCCAATGCCGTCGGCGTGAAGCACATGCAGCTCGCGCGGGATTACCTCTATGGGACGCTCAAGTGCCCGTATTTCGGCGAGGGCGACGCGTTCATCTCGATTGCCAACTGGGCCGCGACCCGCTCCATCCGCGTCGATCCCGATTGGAAGGAATGGTATGTTCTTGGCAATCCCGAAAAGTTGCAGCGGGGCGAGATCGGGATGATCGAGAATATCCGCGTGATCGAAACCAACCACGACAGCGTGCTGCAGGTGACGACCCAGACCGGGACGAACATCGGGCAGATGTTCATCTTCGGGGACGAGGCGGTCGCCTTCGCGGAGGCGCAGACCCCGGAACTGCGGCTCAAGATCGCGGATGATTACGGACGGAACCTCGGCTGTGCATGGTACGGTCAATTGGGCTTCGGGCTCTACCACCCGAATGCGAACCCGCGTGAGGCACGCATCCTGCGGTTCTCGGGTAACAACTTCGCGAATCCCTGACGGACGGCGGGGCAGAGGAGAGACGCGCATGGCAATGGATGCAGGAACCATCTTCTGGGCCTTCCCGGCGAACGGGCAGGCAACCGATGCGGCCAACGCGGTTGCGGGGAACGTAACGGCGACGGGTGACAAGGTGTTCTTCGTCGCCCCGCAGGGCGTGGACATTGTCGAGGTCGGGGCCCTGATCGGGACGGCGACGGCGGCAACGACGTATGCCTTCACCGTGGCGACGGCGCCGAAGATTGGCGGCAGCTATACCGTCGTGGGGACAGTCACGGGGCCCGCCTCCACCGCCATCGCGGCAGGGGCGGCGCTCAAGAAGAACACGAAGATTCACCTCGACCGGGGGGGCGTGCTGCGGTTCTCCGTGACGGGGGCGCCGGCGAGCGGCACGGCGCAGTTCTACGCGACGGGCTATCCGGCGGGGACCGGGCTCGCGACCGACCTCACCAGCACCACCTGACTCGGAGGCACCGATGGCAGCATTGACGGCAGCGGAGCTGCAATACGACGTGCTCGGCCGCACCGTCGTCGCACCGGGACGGCAGCGGCGGCGGATGCGCATCACCTTCCCGACGGGGGCCAACGCCGGGACGAACAATCAGTACGTGACGGGCGGCATCGCGCTCGACCGCCAGAAGCTCGGCTGTCCGTATCAGGTGTTCCAGATCGACGTGCTGGGCCGCACGCCCGCGGCAGGGGCGCTCAATCCCTCCTGGGCCTGGAATGGGGACGGGAACGCGCCGAAGCTCGTCGCGTACTCCGCCGATACGGAGATGGCCAACACGGTCGCGTTCACGGCGGCGCAGGCACTCACGTGTGAGGTGGAGGGGTACTGATGCCACGGCTCGAGGACATCCATGTGATGGCGGAGGACCGGGCCACGTTGAAGCAGGAGATCATCCGCATCAACCCGACGCGGCAGTTTGCCCATGTGGGCCCGACGGGGATGGCGATGTTCACGTGGCAGAACGGGCGGTGGTTCGATCAGGGCGGGCAGGTG